GATCGCGGTCGTCGTTGTCCGATACCATGCGCTGCTTTTTCCTTCATATTTCCATCCGTTGGTTGCGAGCACCTCGCGGTGCTGGTAGGTCGCGCCGTCGAGGCGGAGGTGGCCTGCTGGGACTTTGATCTTGCTGTTGGTTGTCATGTTCATGTGCTATCTTTCTCACTATCTCGGCAGGTTGTCAAGGGGTTGAGCCAAACTATTTTGCTTTTTTTTTGGAGGCAATTATTGCCGCCCTCAGCATGTCGCGGCTCTCCCGGTGTCGAGCGGTCGCAAGCCGCGTCTGCTGGAGGAGGATGCGGGCGAACGGGTCGGAAGCGTGGTCAGCGATGCAGTCGCCCGCGGCCTCGCCAGCGCGCACGGCGGCCTGTAGCGCCGCGAGAATGTCCTTGAGGCTGCTCATCTCCCCATCCCCTCCCGAAACTCCCTGGCAGCCTGCCGAGCAGCCGACGCGATGCGCTCGGCATCCGCGGGATCGGTCATAGCGCGATTACCTCCGAAAATTCACTCAGGCGGCGCACAAGCGGTTCTCCCCTGTCTGGCCCCATCCGCTTAATTAGCCATGCCGACGATCCATTGGCGCTCCAAAGTATCGGCAAAAGGTTGGACGTTCTAACCTCGATCAATTCCTCAAGCTCCGCGTCCGCGCGCTCGGTTGGAGGCGGCTTGCCAAGGTCGTCCAAAAGAATAACAGGGACGCGATGTAGATTTTTGAGCTGCTCGTTCGCGTTCGCCTTGTCCAAGCCATCGCCCGAAAAAGCGGTCTGCACCACGCGGGAAAAAGAGTTGTGGGAAATTGAAAGGCAACGCAAACCAGAATCAAAGGCGCGACGAAGTGCAAAGAAAAGGGCGCGCGTTTTCCCTGCGCCCGTCTCTCCTACTATTCCCATCCCGCGCGCTCCTGCTGAGTCCCACGATAGAGCAGCCTCGGCGCACCGCTGGTTGATCCGCATGATGTCCGTGTCGCGGTAAAGCGGAGGGCAAACCTTGAACCATTGATCTTCGCGCTGCTTTGCTTCTTTGGCGGCAAGTTCCTTGGTGCAGTCGGCAAGGCGTATTTCGCTGCACGGTGGGCAGCATTGGCGAGGAAAATACTCTCGATCTCCAATAAACATCGGGTCGTATTGGAAAGGCGCTTTGCAGTCGGTGCAGATTACGTTTTTAGAAGCCATATTTTTCGGATTTTTGGGAATGAAGGTTTGTCCCGTTTGCGTTAATCGTTCTCGATTTCTCTACAGATCGCAGCAGCCAGCGGTTGAAGAACTGACGGGTGCATTGTCTGGAGTGAGCCGCGCACCACGTTTGCGCGAGTCCAAGCTCATCACGAACTGAGACAAGGCGGAAGCAGTCCATTTTTTCCAAATCAGAAATCCAATCTTCATCGGTTTCCGTTTTCGCCTTCCGCCGGACTTTCGCCGCTTTGGGCGAAAGTGCCGGTGGAGAATCTCCGGAGTCGGATTCGGTAACGGTATTGGAGATAGGAGACGGAGACGGAGACGGAGAGTTGACTTTCGGTTGCCCCTCCGGTTCCCCACTCGGTTGAACCGCGGTTGAACCGCGGTTGAACCGAGCCTGCGCCGATGCTTTCCCTTTTGCTGATTGTTGCAGCCTGTAATCGGCTTGCTTTTCGCGCTCGCGCTCCATGCGTGCATTCTTGCCGTCTGGAAACTTTGCCATCACGTCCGGCCCGACCGCGCATCCCGCTATCCTATCCACTAGCTCCTTGCGAGTGGGAATCGCGCCATTGCCCCACTGATAGCAGAGCAGCCGCATGTATGCTCCCACGTCCTCGGCGCTAAAAACCACCGTTCCTCCGATGAAATCGTCCGCGTAAAATTGAAAAGCCGGTGCCTTCATTTCCTCAAACTACAAAGTCCAACCCCCGCGAGAGTTGAATCCTGCCGACGTGAGGCGGCGTGCGGGAGCTGGACTTTATGGTTTGTGGTTTTCACGTTAGGAAATGCCGGGATTCAATCGGCGCGTTTCTTATACTTGTGTTTAAGCCGATTGCAAGCGGTTACTCACGGCAGCTTTGCGGCAAGTGCCAGCGCAGCGTAAGCCTGCTCTGTGTCGGCGCTGGAATCGGCATACCTGATGCAGATCAGCAGAGCCTCAACCAGTGCCTTTCGAGCGGCTTGCTCGGCGGCAGTTAACGAGGATTCCTCGGCAACTGTTTTCATGCCGTAAGCGCCAACGTCTTCGGCGGTCAAGACTACTGTGCCACCGATGAAGTCATCAGCGTAAAACTGAAAGGCAGGTGCCTTCATTTTTGCTTCCTCCCCGGCAGCTTCATGCAATCGGAACACCAAAGCAGCAGGTGCTGTAACATAATTTCAGCGTTGTATTCGTTGCCTTGGACTTGCTCGCAAATCTCTTTCAGCGCAAAAGGCTTTTTGATGTGCGCGCAGTGTCGTCTAGCAACGGATCGCAGCAAGTCGATGGGTTGATCTGAATTTTTCGTGTTGTTCATGCCAACCTCCATCCCGGTGCAGGCGCACCGTGGCCGCGTCTCCTGCTGATGTAGCCGACGCGCACAATGGCACCTTGCCGTGCGAGAGCGAGGTAGACAGGCCCGAAGGCCCGATCCTCATGTGGGACGATGCCTGCGGCCTTGCAGGCGTCGGTGATGTCCTCGCCGCTTACGATGCATTTGCCGGCCATCCAGTCCAAGGCGAACGCCATCGCTCGCGCTTTAAACTCCTCGCCTGCGTTGCGCTCTACCGTTTCGAGCGCGGTGTCTCGCTCGCACCTCCAGCAGCGAATGTATCCCGGCCTCAGTATCTTCCCGCATTTGCAGTTAGCGTTCACTGTGCGTCCTCCTTGTGTGTGTTCTTGTAGATTTTCACCGGGCATGTCCCTTTCCATAATACAGATAGCCTCGTTTCTCCTCGGCTAGCAAAGCCACCGGCTCACTGCCTTCTGGTGCTGGCATCCTAGCCATCTTTGACTCGCTCACTACACAGTCGCAGATCGGTCGCTCCTTGTGGTCAACGCGGTTCTTGGCGAACTCGTTAGCCTTATCGCGCTCGGTGAACATGTCGCCGAGTTGCGTCCAAGTGTAGCTTCCATGAGGTCGTTCCCAGACAATGAAGTAACTGCGGAGCGGTGGGAGTGATGCTTGATGGGCGTGGAGTTGTTCTGGTGTTTTCATACAGGGATCAATTCTTGTTCAACGTGGCTTTCGACCGCGGCGAGATTTCTCACGGCTTGGGTGTAGTAAGCTGTTTTCAATTCAACGCCGAGGCCCTTGCGACCGTTCATCACCGCGCCATAAACCTCGCTACCGACACCCATGAACGGCGTGAACACTACCTCGCCAGGGTTGCTCCATAGGACGCATGCGCGCTCGATCACGTCGAGCTGTAGCGGACACAAATGCTTTTCGTCGTCGGCTTCGCGCGCGGCCTTGGCGTTGAGCGTGTTAGTTTGGCGAATGTCCATCCAGACCGGCGATGCGTATGCGCGCCAGATGTTGTGCGACCGCTTGATGCCATCAGCCCGCGGCATCGCTTCGCTGCCGGCATAGCTTTCTAGCCCATCGGGATGAGTCACAGGGATCGTATTCTCGCCAGCGTTGCGAAATGCGAGCAAGTAGTCCGGCAGTCCCGCGCGCGAGCGCGTGCTGTCTTTCTGGAGCTGCTTGTGCATTAGGCCCAGCGCCTTCGTGCGCGTGGCTTCGATGAGCGGGTCTTTCCAGATCGTGTGTCGGGAGTGATAGATTAAGCCGTGCTTTTGGAAAAGGCGGATGATGTCGCCTGAGAAGTCTTTGATGCCGATGAATCCATCGCGCTCTTTCATTGCTGGAATATCCATGCAGTGAACCGCGCAGTTTCGGCCCGGCTTAATGATGCGAGCCAGTTGCTCAACGACGAATCCAAAGTGGACAAAGAACTCGTCATAGTTTTTGCAGTTGCCGAGATCCATAGGTGAATCTGAATAGCAATATAGATCGGCGAAGGGAGGACTGAACAATGAGAAATGCACTGAAGCATCTGGCAAGTCTTGCATTACCGAAATGCAGTCTCCGTTGTAGATCGCGTATTTGTTTTTGATGGTTTGATTTAGGATAGCCATGTTGGTGTGTCTTGTTGGGTTGTATGCGGTTTTTGTTTTTCGATTTTGATTTCTTGATTAATTAGCTCGACCATTTTAGCGAACATCGCATCGGCTTGGTCTGCCTTGCGCTTCATGTTGTTTAGGACTCCTGATTCTCCAGTGCTGGAAATAACGTCTATCCGCACTGGGTTCTTTTGACCGAATCTCCAGCTTCTTCGGATGCTCTGATACCATTGCTCGAATGAGTGGGACGGAAAAAAGGTTTGATGTGAGCAATGCTGAAAGTTGAGCCCCATGCCTGCAATGCTTGGCTTTGTTACGATGACTCGGATTTGTCCCGAACAGAAGGCCTCGAATGTTTCCTCTTTGAACTCATCCGAATCCGATCCGCATACCTCGACAGCGTTAGGAATCATCTTGGTAATCAAATTCCCCTCTTCGTTAAGATGGCACCAAGCCAGTGCTGGTTTGTCGGTGGCAGTGATAAGACTCGCGGCCATCTCGCATCGCTCGTTGATTGTGCGCCGGCGCTCTTTCCTCTGCTCGTCTAAGCCAACCGCAGGCATGTCAAAAAGGAAGTCCGGGTTGGCCGCGCTTGATGTTACGATATGCTCAACTGTGGTCAGCTTTGGCAGAATGTAGTCTTTGCCTGGAAATCCTACATCCTCAGGACGCCTAACAGCGCGCGCCCATGAGCAAATCCATTGCCAGAAAGCGCCCTTTGCTGCGTGCTTTTTCAGTCTCCATTTAGACGTGTCGCCTCCGTCGTGATTGAAGAAGTGCGCCATCATTTCGACGCGCCTCAATTCTCCCAGCGCCTCGCTAGAGGTCCCGAGTTCGATGTAGTCATTCGGCGCCGCGGTCGCGGTGCAAAGCAGACGATAAGGCAGCTTCCGCATGAAGTCTGTGACCTGGCTTTTGATAGCTCCGTCTACGCTTTTGAGGATGCTTGATTCATCGCAGACAACGCCGCCAAATTGCTGCCAGTCGAATTTGTGGAGCTGCTGGTAGTTTGTCACCGTGATGGGTGCCGCAATAGTTCCGTCGCGTGATTGCTTTGCTTCAATGCCAAACTTGCCGGCCTCGCGTATGGTCTGCGCGCCTACGGAAAGCGGCGTGAGAACCAGCACTGGCTTGCATGTTTTCTCGACTACGTTCTGGGCCCAGACAAGCTGCATCGGCGTCTTGCCGAGTCCGCAGTCTGCGAAGATCGCGCACCGGCCCTTGCAAACTGCCCACTCGACAAGCGCCCGCTGGAACGGAAAAAGGAAGTCTGGCATAAATAGCGGTTCAAATCCCGCAAAGCTGCCGAGTTGCGATTTGCGCTCGATGAATGTCGAGTAGTCGGTTTCTTTTGTTTTGGTTGTCATAAATTATGCGGTGCGAGGATCGCGGATTTTCTTCTGCCTGTGCTTATCCCATCGCGCCTTGTTGGCCTTGATTGCGGCGACTCGCTTTAGGGCTGAACCTTTGCCGGCTCGGCCTCCCTTGGCGCTGAATTGTTTGTGCGTCATTTAGAAGCGCGATGTTTTGAAAACCTCAAAGCCGGTCGGGGTGTGGCGCACGAAGCGAATCGTCTTTCCGTCGCCGGAGCGTTCGACCGTTGACCAGCATTTTTCCGAACCTCCGATTTGGAGCATTTCACCGGGCGCAAGGCGGTTGATTTCAGAATCGAGGGCGGACGTTTGTTTCGTTTTCATAAATTCAATTTATGCGAACCGCTTCGCATATCAAGCGAAATTTTTCCATTGGCGATTCTTTTTCCATCATCCGCGATATTGCTACGACGGATCAGGGATGCCGTGCAGCATCGCGTTCAGTTCGCGGATCTCGCGGTGCAGGTCTGCAATAATTAGGTCGCGCGTCTCGACCATGCGACGGAGTGCTTCGGTGCGTTCTTGTAGTTCTTCGCTCATTGTTCTTCTTGGTTTACAAAATCACTTGCTGCCTGCTCGCCGTAGCAAGTCGCACAGTCTTCCCCGCCGCACATGCGGTCGCGGCAGCGATACACCCTGCGCTTTGTTTCGCCTCTGCCTTTCTCAGCTTGGTCTGCCCAGTATCTTTCGTTGTCTTCGCTCATAACTGTTTCTTTGTTGGCTTGTTAATTTCTAATGATTTTTACGGATATGTAATGGTTATCTCCGTCCTCTCCTCTTCGCCTTTCTCGGCTTTGCGTTGGCTTGTTTCGAGCGTAATTTTGTCCGGCTCATCTCCGCGAATGACGCCGATATAGCGGAGACAGTCGAGTGTCCACTTTTCGCAAATATTGTCGGGATCGAGCAGGCGTTTTCGGACAGACTCAAAGCGGATATGAACTCGGCTTGTTGTATGTGTTTCAATCGGTTTCTTTGCCAGTGACCCATGCCTAGTATCTTGTTCCAGCTTGGTAGTCTGCCGGGTATTTTCAGTCTGATCGTGTGTCCCATAGTCTTGCGCGTTTGCGGCCAGCAGGCTTTTCGAGGCATTAGGGAAGCGCCGCAATATCTCGTGCGGGTTCATTTTGCTCCTAGCGCCTCCTGCGCCTCCCGGCAAAGCCGTTCCGCTGTGCTCGTGCCGATGCCGCGAATCTTGCGGGCGAGATAGACCACGCCCATGCGAAGGCAGAAATAATGCACGTCCTTTTCTGTGATCGTCTCTTCTTTCACGCCGAGCTTGTCAGCCATGTAGAGACGAATCTGCCACGCCTCGCGGCTGCTTTTGCTTTGCGCTTCGTAGGCTTCTGCAAAGTCGTCTATGGCGTCCTGAAGCGGAGCGCCCTTGTGGGTGTTCGGATGGATTTTCATTTTGGATTTCCCTGTGCGTCGCACGATGTCGGTGAAGCCGACATCGTGCGCGCGTGTTCGATCTGGTGGTATATCCACCCCGAAAAGATGACTTCCGGCGCGTCCTCCCCGTCGCAGTCGTCAGTCTTAATTCCCATGCGGTTCAGCGCACCGAGCACGGCGTCCATGAACTCCTGCACGGCAGCAATCTTTTCACATTCAATGCGCCGCTCCAATCCAGCGCGGTGTTCATCGGCGGCGCAAAACCCGCACTCGTCTTTCATGCGCAGGTGCGGACACATCTCCGGCGTATCGGCTTCAATTTTACACGCGATTGCGAGCTGCGCTTTTGTGAGCGGCACCAAATCGGGCTTGCTCTCTGATTCCGAGTATTGTGGGCCGCGGTCGCTCATCGCGCGTGTCCTTTCCCGTAGTAGATCGAGCCTGCCACGCTTTCGCTGGCTAGCGAAGCGCAAGGCTCGCTTCCTTCCGGCGTCGGCATCCGTTGAAGCTGCGCCTCAGTCACCACGCAATCGCAGATTGGCCGTTCCTTGTGGTCAACACGCAACTTGGCAAACTCGTTGGCGGCGTCGCGTTCCGTGAACATGCCGCCGAGTTGCGTCCAGGTGTAGCTGCCATGAGGTCGCTCCCATACGACGAAGTAGCTGCGAAGCGGCGGGAGCGTCGATTGATAGGCGTGGAGTTGTTCTGGTGTTTTCATAAATGTCTTAAGGTAGCAGGTAGTTATCCGCGATATTGCTACGACGGATCAGGGACGCCGTGCAGCATCGCGTTCAGTTCGCGGATCTCGCGCTCCAGGTCTGCAATAATTAGGTCACGCGTCTCGACCATGCGACGGAGTGCTTCGGTGCGTTCTTGTAGTTCTTCGCTCATTGTTCTTCTTGGTTTACAAAATCACTTGCTGCCTGCTCGCCGTAGCAAGTCGCACAGTCTTCCCCGCCGCACATGCGGTCGCGGCAGCGATACACCCTGCGCTTTGTTTCGCCTCTGCCTTTCTCAGCTTGGTCTGCCCAGTATCTTTCGTTGTCTTCGCTCATAACTGTTTCTTTGTTGGCTTGTTAATTTCTAATGATTTTTACGGATATGTAATGGTTATCTCCGTCCTCTCCTCTTCGCCTTTCTCGGCTTTGCGTTGGCTTGTTTCGAGCGTAATTTTGTCCGGCTCATCTCCGCGAATGACGCCGATATAGCGGAGACAGTCGAGTGTCCACTTTTCGCAAATATTGTCGGGATCGAGCAGGCGTTTTCGGACAGACTCAAAGCGGATATGAACTCGGCTTGTTGTATGTGTTTCAATCGGTTTCTTTGCCAGTGACCCATGCCGAGTATCTTGTTCCAGCTTGGCAGGCGTCCCGGTATCGTTAGTGTTATGGTTAGCATTTGGTTTTCTAAGGGTTGTTTCGCGGTGCATGCAGCGCCGCATTGCGTCTGTCATTATTGGGATCATTAGGCGTCGTTCCCTCTTAGCTCTTCCACCCATGCGCTGGCATCTGGCACATCCTTCCAAGCCTTCGCGCCTCGCTCGACCATGAGTTCCAGCGCTCCTTTGTTTGATGCTTCCCAGACCATGAGCATCCTCGGGATCAGGGCCAGAACAGCGTCTATGTCTCTTGGTAGTCCGTGGTTGTGCAGTCGCATCCACGTTCCATCCGCAAGCTCGCCGCTCAGTTCTAGCTCACAGCTTCCTATCTCCTGCCACTCCGCGACTGAAACTTCGACTTGGATTCCGGTCTTATCGTTATTGCAGTGGCAAGAAGTAGGTGTCTCAAAATGCTTATAAAAGCAGCGAGAGTATTTCTTGAACTGGTTAGGGGATTCCTTCCGGTTTTTTTCTAGTAGCGTTTTGCAGATCATTGGAAAAAGGTGCCGAGATTCTTCCGCTCGGCGTCGGAGTTAGTTTGCTAGATCAGAACGGAATGTCGTCCTGTGCTTCTGCTTCTTGCTTTGCTGTTGCGGCTGGCCTTTTCTCCGGTTCCTGTCCTTCCTTTTTATGGACGTAATCAGTGACCTTGTTCTTAGCTGGAAACTCTCCGCTTGCTGGCTCAATCCCGATCTTCACGCGAACGTCCTGTCCTTGCAGTTCCTCGGCAGTAAGCTCGCCAGCCTCGTATCGTGCAGCTAGGCCGCAAGCCTTGGCAATGGAAGGCAGTTTGTAGGTATCGAAAACAATGTAGTCAAACACCCATTGCTGCCTCCCGCCCGCGTCATAAACGCCGAGCTTGACCTTGAACATCGGCTTGCCGCTGCTTTTGCTTTTTGTTTCTTCAGCGGAAAGTATCTCCGCGTCGTATTCTCCCTTCGGCATAAGGTCTGCCGCGTCGAGTTGTTCTTTAGTTTTTGGTGTGAATTTCATATTTTACTTGATTGGGTTTAGTTTTTTGGTCAGCACTGAGACAACGCCTGCCGCTTGTTCGGTGGTAAATTCCGCGAAGGTTTCGGCTCCTGCCTTCACCTTCCACTTCTCTACGTCCGCAGGGTCAATCTTCACGACCTCCAGCAGCCGCTCAATCTCTGCCACCTGATCCGCTGTCGCCAACGTGATCGCGGTGGAAGCCTTCTCAATGATGTCTTTACCGTAAAGCTCCGAGAACTTTGCGAAGCTCCAATCTAGGACAGCAGCATCTTGGAATCCCATCATGCGAGACTTGCGAACGCGGGCTTTCCGGCTTGGCCCTTGCTTGTAAATTTCGAGCGCCAGGTGGAGTTCGTATTCTAGCTTGTCCCAACAGTCGAACGTTTGCCCGATCTCGGCGCGTTCACCTTTAGAATCCACGCCCCACTCGCTCTTGCTGTGTGCTATGAATAGGACGTTCATGTCGAGTCGGTTCACCCATGCCACAAGTCGGCGCATAAACGCGATGGCGGGCTTCTTGGACGCACCAAAAGCGTCCTTGTCACCGAGCCGCTCCGCCTCGTTGGCGATGCAGGTATTGAACAGCTTGGAAATGCTATCCACGATAACGGTTCTGTAATCGTGTTTCGTTGTGGCGAGGTCGTGAAATTGCTCAATCACCGTGGCAAAGTCCAAGGAGCCGTCCGCCGGTCCCATGTAAACTCCTCCTGCTCTCTTGAGCTTGTCGGTGTAGTGGGCGAGGTCTGCCCCGCCTTCGGTGTCGATGTAGTAGCAGGAAGGGAAGTCTAGCGCCCCCCATGTTTTGCCGACGCCCGGCTTTCCAAAGATCAACATCTTCGGTTTGCTCGGCTCGGCTGTTTTCGGGTCTTTTGCTTTTAGTGCCATTTTGTTTTTGTTGGTTGTTCCCGCTCTGCGGATTCACGCCTAGAGTTCAGCGGCGTTCCTGTTGGTGATTCTATTCGGCGCCGGGAAGCGGCAGCGGCTGCTCGATGTCTGGATCCTGGTCGTCCTCGTCCTGTTGCCGTGCGCGCAGGCTCTCGGCGCGTTGTTCTTGGAGATCCTCCCGCCGGCGCGAGGCTAGCTCATAGCGCATCTCGATGCTGCTTTCGTCGTGGTAGCTCATTTCCAACCTCCTAGCGTGACCGAGTATTCCCGCTGCGTCGGCGCTCCCCAGTATCGGCTTTTGCCTGCTGTATGTGGCTGCACCTTGCCATCGATTCTAGCGCACCGCTGGCAGATTTTGCTGTTGCCTCGCTTGATCTCGGCCCTGTTTCCACATTCGCAGAACTGCCTTAGCAGAGTGTTATCGGGTTGGGGTGCGCGGCCATCCTGCTTAATTGCAGGAATGATCGAACCTTTATCCTGCACTCCACAGGCTTGGGGCTCCACCGAGTTATTAGGTGCGCGCAAATTCATTTGAACATCTCCGAGATGATTTGACAAACTTGCTTGCCGTTTTCCGTGCTGGAAAGCGACCAGACTATAGTCGCGGTGGCAGTCAACAGAGCAAGCGTAAGAATCTTGCATCGAAAAAACGCTGCCTCGCTTTCGAGGTGCTCTTGGTATCGCTGGAATCTAAGGTCAGCGGATCGCCGTTGCTCCGCGGTGTCGCCGTATGGTTCTTGTTTCATAGTTCGGAATTTGTCCAGATGCCGTTTTCTTCGCGCTGGAATTTAAGCTTTTTCAGCATCCCCTCGGCAGAGTCGCGGCGCTCTACGCACTCAGCAAGCGCAATCATGGTGTCCATTAGTCTATCAGACAAGGCATCACGGTCAGCAAAAACTTTGTCGTATCTCAAGCGAGAAACAAACTTGCTCGCAATAAATGTCGATGTGTTAGGCGTAGTCATTTGGATTTCGTCAGCGGTTTGCGGGTTGGCTTTGCGTTAATCGCTGCCGCCAGTTCGCGGTTTACGAGATTGGTAAGCGAAGGCGCAAAGGGGTTGTCTTTATAGAACGACATCAGCTTTTCGCAGATGTAGCCTTGGATTCTAACGTGGCGTGTTTTCATTTGGTGTGGGGCAAAGTGGGGCGGCGTGGGGCACTTGTCAAAATAAACTTTGCGCTTTCCTGTATTTAGTTTGCAAGTCGCTGGTTTTCAGCGCCTTAAAATTGCAAAAAAAGTGCGTCGAGGTGTATGAGGGCCAAGACAAAGCCCACCCGGCCCTCGCGGGTTCGGGCACCTCGACGCAAAGCTATTCTCTATCCGTCCAGAGCAGGGCGCCGGCCAGCGCCAGCGCTGCAACGGCCCAGCAGATCGAGCAGTGAAGCGGCTTCATGGTTGCGCCCTCACCGCGATCCAGACGATCCACAGAAAAATAACGAGCCCGATCAGCGCGATGAACGAGACGCCGACGGAATAGGAGTCTGCCAGGATCATAGGTTTTCATCCAGCAGGCGCAGGATGCCGAGCCAGTTCTCTTTGGTCTTAAAATAGATTTCCATAGTGGTCGCGCCTCCCTTTTCGTTCATCAGGTAGATGTCGAGGCCGTAGAGAAGCGTGTCATCTTTGTATGCGTAGTAGCCTTTGAAGTCAAGTTGGTTAAACGTGAACATCACATAGTCATTCACATAAACTTTGACCCTGCCGTTGAAGATTTTAAACCCGTATCTTGTGTCATTTGTTTTTTTCATTTTGTCCATCTTACTATTTTTACAGTGTCTGCTGGTCTTACTCTTCGCGCAAAGCTGTCGCCTTCCCTACTTCCCATTGCGTTCGTATTACCCTCGAGCGTGGTGTAGGAGGATACGATGCGGCCAGAACGGTTCACCTTTTCGATGGCGCTGATGGTGTGCGCGTATCGGCCCTTGCTTTGGAAGTAGATCAGTCCCACGTCTCCCGGCTGAACCATCGCGGCAGGTATAACTCTCGTCTTTGCATACCAGCTTGGCGAGTAGGCGCCGGGTCGGTCAGGTGCGCCGTTGACCATGTAGCCGTAGTGCGCTACCGAGGCGCACCAAGGGGCATGGTCGGATGGCTTAAGCCCACAGGATGCGTTGAACTTGTTGACCATCACGCCGTTGTTGCTGCCCATCGGAGACTCTTTGATGCCGACATAGCTTGCAAACGTCCTGAGCAAATCAGCCACGTCCACAGGCAGCAGTCGCTTGCTGCTTGGCGCATCTACCTCAGCAGCCGAGGCTATCCCAGCAAAAGCTGAGAGAGAACAAATAAGGCTCCGAGATAAACCAGAACGGAAATCCATAGTCTTGGGTCGGTTTGATCGTTTTTCCACGCATTCGCAAACTGGCTTTCCTTTTTGCCTCCGCTGGTTGTTGTGAATTTGCCGATAGTCGGGAACACAAAGCCCACAAGATAGCGTGTGAGAAGCAGCGCGACGGCCAGGTTGATTACCTTCGTGGGAAGCCGAGTCAGGAAGTCAGGCCCGACGCTCGCTTGATACTGCTCCGTCCACATCGAGGACAATAGCCAAGATGCAACGCAGGCGGTGAAGAGTAGGAGCGGCGAGCCGTAGCGGGTGATCATTTTCATATGGTTAGAGGAATCTTAGGAGAGGGATTGAATGGCGAAAATATACCAGTGCAGCAATGGTCGCAACTGTCGCCGAAAACGCCCACCACCAGCGCCACGCCCACGTCCTCCACGTCTCGGCCCCCGCGATCTCAACCGCCACCTTGTCCTGCGCGTGCGCGATGGCGAGTTCCATGCCGGCAATGTTGAGTCTGAGGTCGTCATTCGTTCCACGTAGCAAATCCGTCTCGCTCGTTGCGATGCGGAGGGAAAGAATTAGAGCGGCTGTGTCGCCGTCCGGTCGGCTTGCGGCGAGCCGCTTTGCCGTCTGCGAGGCGTCCATCACGCTTCCCTGTAGCCTTGCTATGCTTCCGGTCTGTCGCTCGACTAGCGCGCTTGCCTGTGCGGCACTCTTCGTCATCGGCCCCATGATCTTGCGAGCTTTGGTCGGTGCGCTTTGGCATGAGGTCAGGAGAATTGTGAGAACTATCAAATTCCGCGCCGTTGACAGCAGGCTAATAGTTCGCGGGTTCACGCGGTCACCTTGCCACCGTTTAGCCCGTGGTCAACAGCGAAGCGCAACGCTCTACTGCACCGCGTCCTTGCCTGCTCGACCTGGCACCTCCCGCTTGTCCCATCCGCCCGCGTAAAACATCCGCAGCACCTTCTCGTTCATGGACTCCAACTTCGCATTTAGCTCACTCTGTTGCGTCTGCATTGCCTTAAAGTCCCGGCCCATGTCGTGGACTTGCCAGCAGCCGCCTACAAGGGAGGCGATGCCTAGCGCGATCAAAGGAGCAAGCACCATGCGGATAAAGCCGAAGGACTTCTCCGCGATGGCGCGGATGTCGCTGAGGTCTTGATGCTGCCTTTCCTCGTCGCTCATAGGTGTCAGAGCGCGGCGAGCTTGTCGGCGGCTGCAGCGACTGCGGACTGCGCGGCGGCTAGGTCGGCTTCCAGCTTTGCACGACGTGCCTTGGAGGTGTGAGCGTAAGCCGCAGCCAGCACCTTGCCAAGAGCGTCGAGGTCGCCTGCTGCGTGCGCCTCTTGGCCTGCCTGCACTAGAGCGTCGAGTCGGTTGTGAACGGCGCGTCCCTCGGCTTCTACGGCGGCAGCTAGGTCAGCGGCGTGCTGGGATTCTAGCTCAGTGATGGCAGCGGCGTGTTTTCTAGCAATGGTTTTAGTTTCCTTCCAAGCCTCGTCAATTTGCTCTGCAAGTTGCGCGTCTTTGGCGGCGATAGCTTCGGCATGGCTAGCGGTTAGCTTGGCAAGCTCCGCGTCTTTCGCGTCAAGGTGCGCTTTGATGTCGAGCCAGAGTTGGCCGGATTCGGTTTGGATGGTGAATAGGTCTTTCATAAAATTAGGCACTCCAAGTTGGTATGTATCGAGTTGTTCCGTTGTCGTTGATAGCTATCCACTTTGTTGGCTCTCCAGAAACTGGCGAATCAGTAGCATAATACATAGTGGCAGAGTTAGATCCGCTGAAGCCAGTCAAAGCTGTATTTGTAGTCAACAAGTTTGTGCCGCCAACAACAGTAATGCCACCATTAGCCGTAAGCAGTCCGGTCATCGTAGTCGTTGAGCTGACTGCTAAGGTGGTCGAGCAGGTCACCGCACCGCTGAAATTGCCTAGAACAGAAAACACATTGCTCCACCTTAAGCCAGAAGTTCCCACTGATGTTAAGCCGTTTGAGTTAGGAATAATTGGTTGCAATGCAACAAGGCCCCAACTGCTATTCCAAAATGCCACTAATGAACCATTTGTGCTAATACCTACATCTGTTCCTGCTCCGCTGGGTGAATAGATTCCATTTGAAACAGCCCCAATTTGCAAAGCTGTTGAAGCAGCCGATCCGTTTGCAATTTTGACGCTTGTAGCTGCGGCGGTATTGCCAATCGTTCCCGGTGAAGCCAGCGCGGTGGCGATGTCTGCCGTGGCTATCGCACGATAGGCAGGGAATCCGGTGGTATTTGCAAACAACGCATGTGTGGCTGTGGTGCCAACGCTGGCTGTCACGACTACGGTGCCGGATAGGTTAGGAAGCGCAATTGACTTGTTCGTGCCGCTTGCCGCGCCAGTGAAGGTCGTGCGCGTTCCGGTGACTCCTAGCTGGATGCTGCCTGTGCCTGTAGTGTCGATGGAGCCGCCGCCGCCGCTGGTGTCGATGCTGCCGCCGTTCGTGGAGGTAGATATGCTCCCACCTCCTGCGCTTGTGTCTAGCGCCCCTCCAGTAGCAGTCATGTCAATTCCAAGTGCTGTGGCGTCTCCGTAAATAGGAATGCCATTGATGGAAGTAGCCGTGGCTGCTCCCAGCACCGGAGTCACAAGCGTCGGCGTGTTGGTCATCGCCACGCTGCCAGTGCCGCTGATGGTCAGCAGTTCCGGTGAGCCTGTCCCACCTGTAGTGCGACCGATCACGCGAGCGGTAGCCATGTGGGCTAGCTTCGCCAGCGTCACCACATTGTTGTCGATAGTCCAAGTCGCACCGCTTGCGCTTACCGTGATCTCCCCCTTGTCGCCGTCTGTTACTCCGCCTGCCGCCGTCCATGTGAGTGTGCCAGCGCCGTCTGTAGAAAGCTGGAACGTGTTTGTGCCTAGAGAGCTAGGAAAGGTGAGGCTTTGCGGGAATGTGACTGTCTTGCCTGCGGTCACGTTGAGCGTGCCGTTCGCGCTGGTTGGCGTGGTGCCGCTGATCGTGTAGCTCGCTACGATGTTCAGCGTCAGCGCCGGAAGCGTCACGATGCCGTTTGTCGAGTCCCGAAACTCAATAGCAAACTGCACGCCGGTTAGTAGCGCGGCGGAAAGCTCCGTTGAGGAAATCGTCGCTGTGAATGTGTAGGTCGGCGGCGTTCCCGTAGGAGCTCCGAACTGAACGACAAAGGCATCGCTGAATCCGTTCAGAACCTTGATTCCCGCGCTGAACGTCGGCGAGGTCAGGGTTTGCGCCACGCCGCCTTTGATGAACTGCACATTGAAATCAATGGTGTCGTTCTGGCCGATAGTCAGCGGCTGCAAAAGTGCATTGCCGCCGGCGGTAATCGTCCACGCTAGTTTGTCGAGGTCGAAGAAGATCGTTTTGACGATGGCGGACGGCATGGGATTTATTTACAGTGAAACTGCGTTTCGTAAAGAGAAAAACTAGATGGCAAGCTCGATCAGAAGCGTCTCGCCTGGGATGTGCATTATCCTGCCGGCGCTGTCCACCTCAGGCGAGCGAATGAAAAATTTGGTTGAGCTTCCGGTCACGCACCGCAAAAGAGTCAATTTTACGCCGTTGGTGTTGGCGTTGCTGGTGTTTCGCGGCGGCCGGTCGGCGTCCCATGTGTCCGAGAAGGCGTTATTCGGATCGCCGCTCTGCGTGTCTGCGCTTCCTCCCCACGGACCGGTAATGCCTCCCGGCCCTGCGGTCGAGCTTCCGTAATTGGTAGAGCCTAGAATGTATCCAGGACTGAACGATCCCGACGGCATGCGAGGCTTCACGGCCTCAATCAGCGATCCGCTTGTGGTTCGCGTCACTCGAACGCCAACGCCAGCGACAGGAGTGTTTCCGCGCACGTATTCGACAAGCTGCGTCAGCTTGGTTTCCGTTAGCTGATTGGCTAGGGAATCCCCTGCTCGAAACGTCGGCAGCTTGTTGTTGGATTGCATTACGGAGAGACGGCTTGGACGCTGATATTACACGCGGCGGTGTTTGCCCGTGCCGACCATGTTGCCCCGTTGTTTGCCACCATCGCCGCGCCGCCTCCAACGGTCGCGCTGGCCGCTGGCGTCAGCTTGATAGAATAGGTTGATCCGGCATCGGACGAAAGCTCAACGTAGTTGGTTGCGTCCAGGTTTTGAACCATGAAGTATCCCGGCGTTCCGATGTCGCCAAAAACAATGTCTTCGCGCGCGGTGCCTATGTTTTGCACGACATCGCAGTATTTGGTTCCAGCCACCGTAATGGACACGGTTGCCTGCACTGCCATCCGCGCGTTGTCTTTGGTGTAGCTCAGTTGCGCTGTTGCTTGTAGTTCGTTTGCCATATTGGTTTATCGTTTGAATAGTGAATATAAATCCGGGTCCCAACCCGCAATGCCGCTCATTGTGTATTCCTCGGAAACCGTCACCACTCCGCCTTGCTTGCGCCAGTTGATCGCGGTGTAAAGGTAGTTGCGGTCTCCGGGTAACACAGGAGCGAGCGGAGGAGAAAGAATGATGTTCCCGATGCCTGAGTAAATGCTCGGGATATTGTCCTGAATATATGTTAGCTTGTAAGTTCCTCCGATGTTTAGAAACGAGTCAATTCCACGGCGCTTTTTGTTGTAGAGCAGAACTCCCGCATCCGTTGCTCCCCCAACGGCCTTTGTATAAACCGGAACTGTGTTGTTATCGAGAAACTTCTGAATCGTGGCAAGTTCCGTCGGCGAAACAGGCGGATTATTGACTGGAAACGCGAACCTTGGGTGCGTTTCAACCGGCTCTGCGCTGGTGTTCACGCTGAACTCCTGTTGCGAGTAGGTGTATTTGTTGCCGACGATCACGCCGCGATAGGTGCAAGTAACGGCCATCACGTTGCCGGGCTCCCGCTTGGCTTGCGCTTCGTAAAGTTTCAACGCCGGGTATGCCGGATGCGGCGAAAGCGGATTCGGAATGCTGGACAGCGTAAATCCTGCCGATGTCACCTTGTATGTGAGCACGGCCTCGCCGCTGCCGTCCGGTCCCTGCCTTACGTCGTCGCCGTCCGGCTGATACTGCGCTGTAAATGTTCCGATCTGAATGGCTGGCATACGTTACTTTTTCATCTTGTCCTGGCCTTGCTTTTCGATTGCCTTGGTTTGCGCCTTAATAAGCTCGTTTGTAAATTCCTGCTGTCGAATCATCTTGATCTGGTTGCGCGCCTCAATGGTCATTCCTTGCACCATATAGCCTCCACCGCCTCCGACCTTAGCCATGCTGGATGCAATCACCTTGTAAGGGTCTTGCGCGCCAAATGCCTCGGTTCTGGATTTAGCTTTAGATTGATTGCCTGCACCCTTTGTTATGTAATCTTCTCCCGCCTTTAAGGCATCCGCAACAAGTCCTGATAGCTTATCGGCAGCTCCTTCGGTTGGTGTGGTTATACCCTTGATGAATCCCCCAATGCCTCCAAAAATTCCACCGGCGCTTTCAAGTTTATCTTGTCCCTTGGCAAGCATCTTGTTTCCCTTGTTGCTTGCTTTTGCCGCTTCCGTTGATAACTGCTCTTTTTTGTCATCAGACAAAATTGGCATTCCTAAAATAGTGATGTTACTCAGTGCGCTAACTATCGATTCTTTTATAGCACCTCCAATTATTTTTGCGAGGCCCTGAAATATCAGCACAATTCCATCAAAGATTTTTGGATTGAACTTAAATTTTTTAAGCGTTTCTTGAATCTCACTTAGCTTTTCCTTTAGGTAATCAACTGCCATCATGAAGCCAACCTTCAGTGATAGCCCTAGAATTTCTCCAATTTTGCCATTGATTACAATGCCAACCAGAAAGGCGGCAGCCTTTGCAATTCCATCTCCAAAAGAAGCTCCGATCCCAGCCAAGTCGATAGAATTAAGGAAATTCAAGACTGCGAGCAAAGGCGTGACAAAGCGCGCAGTCATCGCAAGAAAGAAGGTTTGCAGCTTACTGCCGACGCTTTGAATAATCTCGAAAACTTTGCTTAGTCTCTCCGCGTTTTCGCTGAGAACCTTCGCTTGCGAGCCATAGCTGGCCGTGGCGTTTTCAAGTGCCTGTGCAAAATCGGTTGTTCCCGCGAAAAGCGAGGCCATCGATCGTTGACTATCGATAAGTTCATTGATCTGTGTCCTAGCTTCCTCCGCGCCCAGTCCCGCGTTCTCGAGCATCTTCTGCGCGATTAACAGCTTGCCGGTGTCCATTGCCCCAAGTCGCTGGCTGGCGTGAAAAATCTCGTTTCCAAAATTGATTGCTCCCTCAATCCCCTCTTTCCAGAAATTTGCCGTCTTGAATACCGCGAAAACAGCAGTCAATGCGACAAGCGCCTTTTTCGCGGTCGAGATTGCCTTGTCGAATCCCGCGATGTTTAGCTCAAGAAATCCTGTGGCTGTTGCTGCTGCTGCCATATCTTAGAAAATGCTGGTCACTTGTTTAGCTAGTTTTTGAAGTTTGGTTTTGTATCCGGCCCCGACAATATCCGCCGAGCGGCTGGCAACGCGATCTTTGCTCTCGACGATGCCGGCGTATTTGACGGCGTTGCCGATGTAAATGCGGATCCGAGTGCCGGAGCTTTCCACTTTTTCGATCTTCCATCCGCGCGCAAAGGTGCCGCGCGCCCTGATCCGACGCATTAGCTCTTTCATCGGCGATACGCCTTTCTTGCGCCTTATTTTGCCTCCTAGTTTGCGGAATACCGCAAATAAATCATCCTTAGTTGGCGCGACTATGTATCCCAGTTTGCGCGTAGTCCGCAGGAAAAAGTTGCCCTGCTCGGTGGCAAGGTTTTTCCCTTTGTCCTTCGCGGCCTTTTGCATCCGATCAAAAGCCTGGGTGAGTCCCGAGGGATCAAAGCGCATTACGCATTGCCTCCATTTCCTCGGTGATCTGCGCGGGCTCCGTGGCGATGGAGTGCATCCGCATCAGCGCGTGGTGATAGGCATTGCCTCGGCAGAGCGGCAGCTCCCAAAGGATGAAGTGCTCGTCCCAGCGGAAATACCGTGCTAACGTCGCCACATAGGCCGCGCACGGTGGCGGCTCTAGGAGTTTGGGTCAGATGCAAGGCTAACGTCCTCCATTGGTTGCGCTTTGTCTGCTTCGCTGTTTTCAAGCAAAGCGCGGATAAGTTCAGCGGCAGCTTCCACGTCCTCGGGTTGATATTGCACCTGATCCATCCATCGGTTCACGGCTAGATCAAAAGCCTCTGGCTTGCGGCGTGCGCGAATCAGTTCGCTCTCCGGACAGATTGTCCCGTAAACAAAAGTTGGGATGTCAGTAAATGTTGGAGCTGATGGGTTTGCCAACAGTCCGAGGATCGACGCCTTGCGAGCGTAGCTGAGTGGTTTGATCTCGATGCCTTTAAACTCAAAGGTTTTGAGGAAGTTTTCGTTGGGGTCTTTCATAGGTCAGAGCATTGCTTTCATTTTTGCGCGCAGTCCGGCGCTGGCGTGTTCGCCGATTAGGACAGTTTTGTTTCCGGCAGTTAGGATTTGCATCGGCTTAACGTCTTTCCGAATCCAGTTCAGCAGCACCTCTCGGTTTTCAAGCGCGCCTTTCATCCAGTAGAGCGGGTGCTCCTTGTCGAGTTTAAACTCGGCCCAATCTCGCGCAGACTTATATGCCTCCATCAATCCCTTGGCTTTGTCGCGCAATCCAAAGCCAGAAACGTCAAACCAGAACGTGAAGACCTCGCTCCGGCGTCCGCGCACTTGATCGACAACGCAGGTCACCGGGTCAACTTGGCGGATGGGTATTCCAAGCGCCACAAGGATTGCGGCCAGTTTAATGTCGCAGGTAGGGAGATTGTCCATAGGTCATAGGCCCGTGCAATTACGCGATAAGCGGGTATTGCGTAGCGTTGGCTGTGATCTTCTTAAACTCGGTGTTGGTCTTGGCGATCTCGATGTCGTCTACGTAGATGCCTCCGGTTGTTACGCCGTTTACCGTGTTGGTGTTCGCCACGGTCAAGGCTAGGCCAGGAGCCGCGTTTGTGATCGTGCCGGTGAGCACGCCAGAGATGGAAAACGTCTGAAGCGGATTATAAAACGCTACGGCAACAAATTCGCCAGCTTCATTCCGCACTTCATTCTTTTCACGAACGACTTTTGCCGTGACGGTCTGCACAAGCATCCCGGTTTCTGCGGTAAGTCCGAAAAGGGCTCCGGTGGTTCCAATAGTGATGACGGCCATAAATAGGTGGGTTGGTTTCTGCGTTGGTAGTTAGTGGGTCTTTTACGTCAAAATTCTCAAATTTGCAAGTTGCTTTCTCAAAAATGAGAGATTGGTCATACGTTGTCTCTTGGCATTGCATGAAGCTCGTATTGCATCTCGTAGATGTAGGCCTTGAGGTCGGTGTCCACGGTCATCTGTCCGCTAGTAGGAACGAATCCGTGGCAGTGAAATTCTGCCAGCGTGGAAAGGGCTGAGGCCGGCGCGCTGTAAGCGAAGTTATTCATCGCTGTAATTACCTCCTGCCGCTCGGCTTCCGTGGTTTCCTTGGTGTGGCTGCGAAACATCGAGGCGCATGTCAGTTTGAAAATTCCGCATCCCGGCGATATTTCCTCCTCATTGCCAGTTGCGCGGGCGATGATGTAAGGCATCGGGTCTTTGATTAGTGACGAGTCGCTGATGTAAACCTTGCCCTCGCAGACGGTGCCGACAACGGCGGCGAGCAACTGCGTCTGCAATGCAAGCTCCGTTTGGCCGATGATGTTGTTTGTGGTGCTCATGCTCCTCTGACTGTTACGATCAACTCTGCGCCGTCTGCGCTGGTTACGCTGCCTGTGACGATCTTTTTCGTCTGGACGGTCTGTCCCGGCTGTCCCGGCTTTGGCTCGGCAAGCGTCAGCGTTTCGCCGTCGTTGATGTCAGCCAGATCGGAAGTCTGGAAATGGATGCGCTGCGGACTGTCCATTTCAGCTCCGCCGTAAGCCTCCACGTCAATGTTTTGCTGATCGTCCAGCAGAACGGTAAACGTCGTGGATTTCCCAGAACGAACGAGCGTTGCGGTCGCGGTCATCTCGTTGGTGAAAAGTCCCGCCAAATCTGTGGCTAGCTGCGTCCTCATGCTCATGAAAGAGCCTCCTCTAGTTCTTCGCGCACTGCGGGTTGCCCTGGCGGAAGCTCAAGTATCCCATCGCTTTTCGCATTAGGAAAGCGGCGGTTGAATACCTCGCTCCCGATCTTGTTCGCTTCGCTGCTGTTTTCTTGCGCGTAGGTTTCGTCCCACGGCACCGCCTGATTGAAGGCCGGGTGGTCGTGGAAAAGGATGATGTCGCGCGCCTCGATTAGCTGGCACCGTCCCTTGTCTGCGTCGGTGTATGCGCGGTAAGTGTTTTCTGTGTCGGCGAAGACTCCGGTGTATTCGCGGTGCATAAACCCATTTGATCCGTCCGCGTCCTCGGCTTTCTTTTGCTCCATGTAGGCGCGGGTCATCACTGTCGAAACACAAAGCCTGTCGGTGCGCTGTCCGTCTGCAACGGCGATGAAGACAGGCGCATCCAAGTCTTCGATCTTGTCCAGGATCATCTCATCCCATCCCGAGGGCGGGATGATGTCGTCCTGCGCTTGGATGATGATCTTGCCGCGTGCGGCGCCGGCGGCGATGTCGTAGTTCGTCGGACATCCGCAGCCCTTTGGCGCGACGGTGTGCCGGAATCCCTTGAGCATTTTGGCGCTTCTCTCGTCGCCTTCGTGAGTGCCGAAAATGTATTCAACCTTGTTCGGATACTTGGCGCGCGACATCCAAAGCTCCCGCATTTGGAGTGCTTGCAATGGCCTTGCTAGCGTTGCGTGAACGATTGAGAATGTGGGGCCTTCTTCGGTGTTGTAGAGCTCCTCGAAAGCGGTGATGTCGCCTCCGCTGAGTCGCAAACATTGCGCGTAAAGCTCCGCACCTTTCCAGCCATACCAAAGATGATTTAGACTCCAATAAGTGCGAATCGGCTTTGGGATTCCCATCATCATTCGGCAAAGCGTCATCGCCTTGTCGTGGTTGCCGTCAATGATCGCGTAATTGACAAGCAACGCCAGCGCCTCCCTGCGGTCAGGCATCAGCTCGAAAGCTTCGCTGGCTCGCTTCTTTGCCAGTGCGCCAGGCTCAAGCTGCGCGAGGTTCAGCAGCGTCTCGTATTTCTCTAACGTCTCAAGGCCGGGAGCGTGAAGCGCAGCCAGTCCGTATTTCTTCGCAAGCACCGTGTCGCTTCCCTCGAAATACTCCTGATGGAGATAGAAGTAGTTCCGCGCATTGTCTTCAATTCGCGTTTTAAGGATCGCCACGTTTCGCTCCCGGCTTCCGCTTTTTGTCGAGTCGGGAGAATGAACGAACTTAGCTGCATCGAGCATCTTGTAAGATACCTCTCCATCAAATCGGAGTTGCTCATGGATCGGATAGCGCCAGTGAGAGCGTCCGTTGTTGCGGATCAGCCTTTCCCGATGAACGACTTGCTGTGCGTGGATGTCGCCGCGCACTTTGTAAGGACAAACGAACACGTCATATTTCCCCTCAGTTGCCGCGTTACTCATGGCTTCCGCTGCGCCTTCGTCAAGGGTGTCGTCGCAGTCCGCCCAAAGTAGATACTTAGGCCCGCCGTCTTGTGCCATCTCCCAAGCTACTTGGCGAGCTGCCCCAAAGTTGTCAACGTGGGGAAAGTCGGCTTTGTTTTTGTAATGATGAACGCCGTAGGGCATTTTCAATTCCTGACAGACTCGGTGAATGATTGCCTCTGTCCCGTCTGAGTCGCGGTTTCCGACAGCCATGACGAAGCTCATGGTGTCTGCCACATCGTAAAAGCCGCGAATGAATCGCTCAATTACCTTTTCCTCGTTGCCGACGATGACGGCCAGTGCGATGAGCGGCTGGGTGAATGGTGGGTTATTTTGGTTTTTCATAAGTCATAAAAAGAGCCGCCGCCGTCTTTTAGTTCGGCGGCGGCTCATTAGTGGGTTGCTTCCGATTAGGCGAAGCTGGTGGTGATTAGGATGCCCGCGGTTTCGTCGATTACTTTCTCGGCGGTGTGCTGGCGAACGCGGAGGATGTTCGAGCGGCGGGCGTCGTCCCGATAAGTCTCAGGCGTGAAGAGGCCGGTCGTGTCGCGGTCCCATTGGATCGTGCGACCGCATCCGCCTGCCTGATATTCGCCGCCCTGCACTTGGCCGACCCAGATGTAGGTATCAGACCAGATAAACGAGCCAGAGAAGGTCTGCCCCTTCTGGTTGCCGTTCTTCGGCGCTTTGCCGATGTAGAGGGTATCAATGCCGAGCGCCTGCGCGACATCATTCTCGGCCGGCAGCGCGCGCTGGTTGGCTACGCGAGGCACAACGCCGTAGATCTGATTCTGCATGAGCTGGGCGCGGCGGAGGCGGTTGAAGACAGGCTGCGACATGATCACCGCGTTTGCGATGATGCCCTGCTTGAGCAGCGCGGTTTTCGCAGCATCTACGTCGGCGGCTGGGTCGGTCGTGGCCACGTTGGCAACGGTGTAGGCGGCGGTGGCAGACAGTGCGGTGGCGCTCCAGGACGTAGTGGCGTTGATGAGTGCCGCAACTCGCGCCTCGTAGCTGATGCGGAGCGAACGCTCCAAGAGCATGGCTTCAGCGGCTTCGAGGTTCATGAAACGCTCAACCTCTGACTCGTAGCTGTCATCAATAACAGCCTCCAGACCGTATTCCTGCGTGTCGTAGGTGTCGGTATCGTATCTGCGATTCACGCGGTTGTAGGCCGATCCCTGCTCGCGCGGGACGGCATCGGCGTTCATCAGCTCGGCATTAGCCAGCTTGGCCTTCATATAGACGCCGCGACGGACGCTTTCGGCTTTTACCGGGAACACGCTGTCGCCGATGAAGAGCTTGTTGAAGTCGCTGTTCGCCTGCATGACGAGCGCGAAAATGTCGCTGCGGGGAGTTGCTTGTGCGTTAGTGTAAGGCATGTGGTGTTATTCCTCGGTGGGTAGTGGGTTGAGTGGGTGAGTGGGTATCAGGGAAGCTTGAACGCAAACTCCAAGGTGATGCCGTTGCTGGCAACGCCAGCCTGCAACGCCTGGAGCTTGGCAGGCCCGAAGGTGCCGTTGACAGCGGCGGCGAATCCGCCGGTGACAATGGCGTAAGCGGTGCCAGCCGTCACGGCGCTGCCGGTGGCCTGGATTAGGAAGGTGCCGGGAGCAGTCCAGAGCTTCACGGTGCCGTAGCCGGCGTCCGCGATGTCCTGCTGGGTGATTCCGACTCCGATGTCGGCGTTTCCGGCGGAAGGTGTGATCGTGCCGTCAGACTGGATGGTGACGGCTTTGTAAGCGGAGATTGCGCCGCTTGCGATGAAGCTGCGAAAGCCGATTTCGTTTTGGGATGCCATAGTGGTGGTAGTGGGTAGTTGGTTAGGGTGATGTTACTTCTTTGCGAGGCCTGGCTGGCCATTGTCGCGCCAGACTTTGAACGCGGTCGGGTTGACGCGGGCGAACGTCTTGACAGCTTCGGCGGGGTTGCCTTCGTGCCGTTTCAATTCGGACTCGAAAGATTTCTGCGCGGCGTCAACTGGCGTTTCGGACTTGGTCGCGGCGGGTGCTCCGGCGGCGGGGAGCTTGATACCGAGACCAGCGGAAAGCCGCTTGATCGTCGCTTCGATCACGCGCGACATCTTCTTTTCCTCTTCTTCGTCAGCGGCCATCTTATTGCCTTTGCCCATGACGGCCTTGCCTTTACCGACTGGCTCGACATTCGGATCAATGCCTTCCGTGGGTTCTTCGCCTTCAGTCCCGGCATCGTTCACTTCGTCGTCCTCGGCCATTTCTTTCGGGTTGGCATCTTCAAATGCTTTTTTGAAAGCCGCGTATTCGCTGGCAAGCGCGGTGATCTGTTCCGCGATCTGTTTCATGGTCGGCTCAGGAGCCGCTTCGTCCTGGGTTTCTGCGAGTTCTTTTTCGGCGGAGTCAGTTGCGAGTTTTTTGGGTGGCATAAATTCGGGATTGATTGGGGTTATATCAGACTTAAGAGTTGTTGCAACTGTTTTTTCGCATTTTTGAGAAAAGAACAAAGAATGATTAGCAGCAGGGTCAGACACAAGTGCCGCGGTCATTACTTCCGAGCAGCGCGCCAGTATGGTTCTGCCGTCGATCTCATCCTGTCCGATGAACTCCAAAGAGATGCCCATGTGCCTCGGGTTTGTGCGTGCGATTTCAAAGATGCGAGGTGCTTCGTCCTCTGTCTCGTAGATGTGCAGATTGCCAGTGACGCGCGATGTCTCGCGGAAGAAGTTGTCCACGTAGCCAGCCGTTGCGAAAACGCCGCTGCCGTGGTCGATCTTCACCTTGATTGTTTCCGACGCTAGGCAGAACTCGAAAATCTGATCGAGGCAAGTCTGATCCACTACGACCTGCCGACCTTCATCGTCCTTGTGTCCCTTGGCGTCTCCCTCGCTGATTAGTGAGACGCGACGGATGACGCGGTTCGCCTCATCAACTCGGGATTCGCCGGGTATGGCAGCGAAGTAATGGCGCGGTGCTGAGAAGTTGCTTTTCGGGTTTTGAATTTTCTCGGCCTGTTGCTTGAACCATTCGCGGGCGGCATCGGGGGAGAGCGGGTTAATGCCCCAGAGATAGTGGGCTACTGCGCCGGCGCCCGGCCAGTCCTTGTCGTCGGCATTGCTGTTTTTGCCTGCCTCAAGATCCACCGCGTGACGCTCCGCCCATGCGTTGGCCTTCACAATTTTCTCGTCGCTGATCTCGCCCGCTGCCATGCGCCTAGCGGCGTCCTTGGTGCCTTCGGTGAGTCCGTCCCCTGCTTGGTCGAGCAACTCAAGGCCGCGCTTCGCCGCGTTGATGATGTAGTCGGGTGGCTTCATTATTTTGTGACCTTTGCTCCGCTCTTTCCTGACGCATCGCCCTTTGCCGTGCCTTTGCCCTGTGGGTCTTTGTTGGGAGTATCGGACTTTGGAGCCTTCGGTGATGCCTTGATTCCGCCACGCTCTCCAACAGCAGCAAACTTAGACGCTTCCTTCTTTGTTCCTTTGTTTTCTGGCTTATTCAATTTGAGCCATTCCTCTCCTTTGCGCCTTGCTACGGCCAGCATTTGGCGTCGCGTCTTGAAATTGTCTTGGACGTATTGGGCAATGATCTGTGCATAATTTTCGGAAACACCCATGCCTTTCAATAGCGCCACGGCTTCACGAACTATGTTGACGTGCTCCTTGGCTTTTTGAATCGCTTGTTCTTCTCTGAACTTTATGCGGTCTTTTATTGCCTTGTCCCTTTCAATGATTTTGTCGGAAACTTCATTGGCAACAGACGGTCTGACCTGATCGCTGTCGTATATTTTATAGGCGGCGGCAATGGCCTGCTCAGTTGGCAAAACCTCCTTAAGAAGATCAACCATGTAGCGTATTGTGACCGCCCTTTTCACGCTGGGATCAACGGCCAGCCGGTGAAATTCTTTCTCTGTTTTAACCGGCTCGCCGTTTTCGTCCGTAGTCGTCGTTTCACTCTGACTGATGTTTGTTGGCTTGGCGGGACCGCTGCCGAATACTTCTTCGACCGTGAATCCTTCTCTTTCCGCTGCATCGCGCTTAATGATTGCCCAGCGCACCATGTCTTTGGCTACGTTCTCGGGGTCTTGCGCGTCGTCCGTCCAATACTGCATCGGGTTCAGCAGCCCGTTTTGATATAGATTCATCGCGGCGTTTGCCTCTTTGCCGATGTCAGGCTGAGGATGCGGACGATAGCTCCACCGACCGCTGCCAATTTTGTCGGCTACGCTGGCCGGGAAAAGTCCTTTGCCGATGGCGTCGATAAGCGCGGCGTTCTTGATGCGGTGCGCGTGTGGTGCAAGAACCTTTTGCCCACGCTCAAACTCCGCTTTCGCCTGCTCGCTTTCGAGCCGGGACGAAACACCGCCGAGTGCGGTAGCGTCGAGCGCGAAAGAGAACGGCAGATTGTAGCTCATCGCAACGAGCTTCAGCAGCAGATTCATGAGATACTGATCGCTTGTGCCAGGTGATTCGTTGGACGGGAATTTGATGTCCTGCCCAGCGGTCAGATGGTTGATCTGCCCGTATAGAATGTCCTGCTGCATCCCGCTTTGCTGGTTGTCGAAAAGCTGGCTGGAGTATCCGTCCATCGCGCCGCTGCCCGCAGTCGCGCCGATGCTGTTGGTGAAGACCGTTAGCGCGGCGGCGAGCTTGGCCTTGCCTTTCGTGAGGTCGATCATCTCGTAAAGGTCGCGGAGATTCGCGCACGCGGCGTCCAGCTTGGAAACGCCCCGATACATATCGACGAGCATGGGGTCTAGGTAGTGGACGAATTGCGTGGCCGGCACGTCCACCGGGTCCATGTATTGACCTGCCGCCATGCCGCGGCGGAAAACCCGGTAGCCGACTTTCGCGCCGTCCTCGCCGATGATGACGCCGGAAACGTAGTCTTCGCTGACGACGTTTTGATACACGCCGCCGATTCGGTCGCTTTCCACCGGCTGAATTGCGAACGGCAGTTGCGCCGCGTCGTCAATGCTCATGCCTTCTTCAAATCCTGGACGCATGAAAGCCCAGCCGTAATCGCCGCCGCGATTCATCCCGATTACGCCAAACTCAAGTAGCCGGAAAAAGTCAGCCCGACCGGCAACGTCGGCGTTTGGAAACCATATTTGGTTCAGGTAGTGTTCAACGTCCGTGTCGAGCTGAGAATCCCCGGTTTGTGCGTGGTAGCCTTGCGGGGCCACATACATCGCATACTTTCGGTTGAGGGTTTTTGCGGGTGCAAAGTTGTTCTCCAGGTCGGTAGCCTCGCGGAGAAGCTGGAGCCGGTCGCGCTGGACGGAAAAAGAGTTGGGTGCGATCTGTGCCGGCGCCTGCGCGCGCTTGGTGGTAGCCCGCGCGCCGTCGTAGCTGAATTGGTGTAGCACTTGCCTCGCGGCCAGGCGCTTCATCCCGGCGACGGGTGAGATCGCCGAGATGGCGCGGTCAAGGATCGAGGGCTTGAACGCAGGCGCTTCCATCAGAAGTTCACCCCGCGCCCGAGGCTAGGATTGAAGTTTGAGCGGACGTTTGCCGAGCGCGTGCCGTTGAGCAGCCCGAGGGCGTAGTTAGCCTCGGCGAGCAGGTCTTGCGCGGATTCTAAACTCGGGAAGCTGAACGTCCTACCAGCGATGGAATAGGAGGTGCCGCGCACGGTGCCCGCGACGATGCAAGCCAGCGCGGAGGTGCGTAGCGTGGTCAGTTCGGTGCCGGTCAGGCCGACGAGCGTGCCTTTCATTTCCGCTCTTGTAATGCGGGATTCTCAATTTTGCAACGCTATTTCTCAAAAATGAGAATATGGGAGCAAAGCTAAGGGCGGCACCGTTTCCAGTGCCGCCCTTGGGGTTTTTCATTCGTCGCACCAATATCCTGACAAGTGCGGAAGTTTTCCTGACTTCGACTTTGATCTTGTAGCGATTGATTTTAATTCGACCACGATTGAATCAATATGGTCTTCCTTTATTGTTTCTGTCCATCCGTTTATTGCTTGATAATTGAACATCGGCTTTTCAAGCAACACCCATCCGTAATCGCACTCTGCAAATTCTTCAAAAAAGAAATACAAATCGCTGAACTGATTGTCCGTCATTTTGCCGCGAACAAATGCGTTGATGTGACGCCTGCATGTCGAGACATCCTTGGTTGAAAGCGCGCTGTCCGCATCACCAAAAAGATGCACGCCCACTGGAATGTCGTATTTTTCCCGCAGGCTTGCTCTATGGTCTTTGCCTGCATCATCGTCCCCGTAGTCATCTGTGTCCATAAGCTCCGTTTGAGCTTTGGCTACACGTATCAGGCGGTCGTCAATTTGAGCAATGGCGATTTTGATTTCAGACGGTGTAAGCTCTCGATTATGCTGATTGGTTTCGGTTGTGGTTTCCATAGTTTTAGTTTTTCGGCTGCGTTGTATTCATATTCGGCTTCATCACGTTCTGATGATTCGGGCAATTCACGCTGTTCCACTTTTTCCACGCTTCCGTCCAGACCGTAAATCTCCCTGTCATAAATGCTTCCGTGCGTCACTCCGTTTCCAGCAAGGTCAAGTATGATGCAACGGGTCTTTCCGTGGCTGCGGCGAAGTCCGCGCCCAGTCATCTGCTTCCACAGGCATCTGCTTTGGGTGTGGCGATTAAGAACAATCATGTCCACTTCCGGCAGATCGTAGCCTTCGGTAAAAATGGTATGATTGCAAAGAACTTTGGTTTTTCCGTTCCTAAATGACTCCTCAATGTCTTCCCGGTGCTGTTCCTTTGTTTCTCCATGAATTACCGATGATCGAACACCAAGCTTAATCAGCGCGGAGGAAGTATTAACTGCGTCCTCCACTGTCCGGCAATAGACAATGGCTTTTTTGAACCGTCTTGCGGCGATTAGTTTTGCACAGTCGGACGCTGCCCATGAAGAAGTGGATTCGCTTCCCGGAACAAAAGTGACAGCGGGGCAAAGGACGCGGAGTTTGGTTAGCTCCAGCGTGTCCGGCCCGTTGATGATCTTGGTAAAGCCGCAAGAGCCAAGGCCAACTCCGTCCAGTCGATAGGGAGTTGCTGTCAGGGCGACCACGATGGCTTTTGGGAGCGCGCAAAAGATTTGCTGATACTGCGCGGCAGAACAATGGTGCCCTTCGTCAATGATTACCGACTTGAAATCGCCGCCTGAAAACGATCCAACCATCTGCACATTGACGGGCATTTTGTGGCGTTCGGCCTGTTTCAGCAATTCGCGCCGATGCGTCACCCACAGGACGGGGGCGGGAAGATGGCGCAGGATTCCGTGCATGGCGATGACGGTTTTTCCCGATCCTGTCGGGCAGGCCACGACAATGCGCCTGTGCTCGCCAAGACTGGCGAAAAACTCATCACACACACGATCCTGAAAGACATGCAGTTTCATTGCGCGGCCTTTTCCTCCAGCGCCTCGCGCGCAATATCGGTCAGGCGTATTTTACGCTTGGCTGCTTTTTTGGTCAGTTTGTCGCGCGTCTCCTGCGAAACGCGCGCCGCGATGGTTGCATTGAGTTTCTTCACGCCGCTACGTTTAGCAGACGCTAAACATTCGCGCAACAGCTATTTTTCCGCCTCCTCTTTCTCCGGCGCTTCCGCCTCGGTCGTGAACAGCACGGCGCGAAGCCGGGAATCGAGCAGAGCCGAAACGAGATTCATTTGATCGCAGTCGAGTAGATGATTCGCCCGGCTTTTCATCACCGTCCACGTCCACTTTTTCGAGCCGTCCCGGTTGACTTCCTGCCGCTTGAACTCCACGGCAGTCTGCTTTTGGTAATCGCTCGAAACGTCCTGCGGGATGGTGAAGCGGTATGTAGCGAGTCCAGACCTGAGCCGGTGATACATGGACTTCACCGGCTGCTGGCACCAGAAAAAATACCTTGCCTGCCGCCGCGTTTTGTCGGTGCCGATGCCGACGTGCCCGACGTTAACCGGCGAGAAGGGATACTTGCGCGTGATGCGCTGGCCGTTCGCCATTTCGTGGTGAGGAAAGTCGCGGCGGTTCGTATTATCGCCCCATAATCCGGTCCATCCGTAGCGCACAATCACCTCCTGCACGGCCATCGTATCGAATGCGATGTCCACCAGCGTCCGTCCCGGTTCGACTTCTAGCGCGATCCGCTTTTCTTCTAGTTCCTCCCATGTCGTGATGCGTCCCTCATCAATGATCCGCGCCTCCTTTTCGCCGTATGCCCTGCACACATACCAGCGATGCGCGCCCTCGCCTTTGCTCGCTCGGCCTGCCTGGTTGTCTATGGTGAGGAATCGGCAGATTTCTCCCTCGAACTTGTCCCCCTTTAGATACTGCCCTTTCATGCGCTCAAAATTCAAGTCGCCGTCCGCATCGGTCGGCGACTCGTCCCATGCCAGTGCCCGCCGTTTCTGTATGTAGTCCCGAAGCGGTTCGATCTGCCCTGCCTTGGCCGCGTAGCTCGCTTTGAGCTTCTCCATCAGCAAGGATCCAAGATGGAAGTAATGAACGGCAGCAGCCTCCCAATGGAACGAGCGGTGCCATTCCGGCGCGTTGGGGTTGGTGGCTTCGTAGCGCCCTTGTTGCGCCTGTGCGCGCCGGCTGGCTTCGTCGCTCGGCCAGTCCCGCCCGCAGTGCTCGCAGTTGTAGCGGACGGTTGGCAAAATGTCTTTCCAGTTATACTGGCCATTCTCATCCGTGGTCTTTTCTCCCTGCGTGTAGATTAGCCGGTCGCGCCCATCGGTCATCCGCTGAAACTGTCGGCAGTGCGGACACGGCACTTGCCACTCCTCACAAGTGCCAGACTGAAAGGCATTGTCCGACTCGTCCCCGAGGACGCTACCTGTGGAGAGCGTTAGGATCTTAGCGTTGCGAACGCCTTCGCACCGCTTTTCAAAAGCCGACATCATGCCAGGCTTATACATGTGGGGCTCTTCCATCGTGAGGAACTTCACGCGCTTCGACTGTGCTGCGCTCATGTTGGCTCCGACGCAGTAGAGACTCATATGGGGGAAAGCGATCTTGGCGATGCGTTGCTTGTGCCGATCATTCGGCAGGCGCTTCGCAAGAAAGTCGTTGGCCTGGAGCATCGGCAGGATGCGGTCTTCCATCGCATCCACGCCGTCAGGGTCGGATTGATGGACGTAGTAATACAGGCCGGGGTCGTTGTCCACGCACCAGGCGATGTGCATCTCGCCAATCAGCGACTTCGCGGCGCCCGCCGGCCCGCGCACGTCCACGCGCTTAACCGTCGAATCATTTGCCGCTCGCATCGGCTCGATCAGCCACGGCGACTCCTCGGCGATATACACCGGGTAACGAGTCGAGTGCGGTAGGCGCAAGGTGCCATCAAAGTATTCGACCATGCTGCCGGCGAATCGTTCCGGCACCATGCCGTGGAGCATGTCGGCTAGCCAGCGACGGTCACTCATTCCTCGGGATTAGCCACACGATGCACCGCGCCATTGCGCCAGACAAGATAGGTCACGACGCCATTGCGCGTGATGGTGCCTACGATCCGCACCCGACTATTCCACGGTGTATTCTGGAGCGTCATTATCCGCGCTTGATCCTTTCCTGCTGTGCCTTCCGCTTTTCTAGGGTCTTCCATGCGTGAGCTAGCTCCTCCCGAGAGTGTCGGCTTTTCGTCTCCGGTTCGCAGAGTTGCACGCGCTTTCGTTTGTCGCCAGCTCGGCGAATGTCGCGCAGCTCGATCTTGGTCAATGGTGTGATGCCCGAAAGCCGGGCGAGTATGTCGGTGGTCATAAATCCTTTGCGGCTTTTCCGAGATAGCCGCGAAACTCCTTGGTGATGATTAGCGCCATGTCACGCGGACAGCTCTGCGTGACGATGTCGAAAAGGCGCGTGATATGATTCCCCCATTCCTCGGTCACGATAGCTTTCTCGACCAAGTCTTCACGGCTTCGCGCGATCTCGATGTCTAGCTTCTCAATTTGCTTGGCGAGTTTCTGATCCTGGAGGGAAAGGTTTGCGGAATCCACGGCCAATTCCTCGGAGCTGCGCGGATTTGCTTTGAGCCAATCCATCAACGGATCGCGCTGAATCTTTCCGTTGCGAAACGCGGCGCATCCAGCGTGCTTCGCGCGAAGCATTTCTCGACGGTCAATTCCCCAGATCGCTTCTGCTTGCGCCAGCGAGTCCAGGACTGCGGGAACCTTTTGAGCTCGTTCTACTATCTGAGGTTTCTTCTTAAACATAGGAGATACAAGCAACGAACCAAATGGG